TCGCCCTCTCCTCTTACTCTCCTTCATTTTCTTAATTCGTTTATTGATTATTTTATTGAACGCTTTATCCTTCAATATTTCAACAAGTATCCTTTGAAAAGAGGCGCCCATCTTACCCCAGAATCCAATACTCATAAACTGCTCCAAGCAATTCACGCGGTCCTCGTGTTTTTTGTCGTATTTGATTCTATACAAAATATACCACAGTAACCCCCCTTTAAGAAGAATATAGCTATACGCCGACGCCTCCTGACGATACTTACACTTCTCCACCGTCTTCAAATTATTACAGTCATTGCTATCACGCACCCCATATTTTAATAGAATTTTCGCGCAATTATCAAATGAATAGTCCAACTCCTTCAACATATATTCGCGAACAAGCCTTTTCTCCTTCCTCTTATCTTCCGGCTTCGCCTTCAATGAAAATAGCGACATAAAAAAAGTGGCCCCCAACTCATTGTAGGATTCATTCGCATTGAGACCGTTCTCCCGACTAATATTAGTCTCTAAATTCTTCAATTCCGGAATCAGGTCCTGATTGATAATTTCCCAGTCATAATGGACGCTGTGAAGGGCCTCGTGAATGAGAACTTTCGCCAATTCATCCTCGCGCCATATATAAATGGGACCACCGTAATATTCATTATAAACCTGCGTGCATGCGCTATTAACGTCATCGACCGATATTGGAATAGACAGCCTCTTCGCAACAGGAACCGTTATCAAATAGATATACACATTATTCATAAAATTGAGAATCTTATTTTTATTTAAGTAGTTGATTCGCAAAAAGATGATAAAAAAGTAATAACGGATGAGCTTCGTAATTGAACTGATGCTCTTCTGACTTATAAAATGAAACCCGACGACCCCTTGATTAAATACGAGGCGATATTCATAATCATAGATGTTCGATTTGTTTATTTTCGCTCCCAATTTTATCGCAATTTTCTCAGACAGAAATTTAGAGTCTAAATATACCTTTAATATATCCTTCTTTTCGGTATCTAATAGCTTCCTTTTGTTATTTAATTTAATTTTTGGTAAATAATACTCTGAATATAAGTGATACATATGAATAAAATCGACCTGCTTTAAATGATTCTCCATATTATCTATAAGAAATTAAAAAGGCAATTCATTGAACTAAAATCATCATTCTTGAAAGTATCTTCACTCTCCCACGAAGACTCTTCTTCCGTTTCATCATAATTCTTGAATACTTCCGTCAGTTTCGATGTAATTATTATAATCAAACGCGCATCCTCTTTTTTAAATACGGCGATTGTTTCATTCTCAATCCCACCCAAATCTACTACGTAATCCGAATTATTTCCGAACTTGATTTTCCTGCTCTCAAATTTTCCTAACTTTTTATAAGAAATTGGGATAACCAGCGATTTTTTTAGGGGGTTGTATTTGATTAGGCCGTTGTTCAATGATAGCCGGATAATTAAATCGCCGGCCTCCTTATATTTTTTATGCGAGTGTCCCGCATTTTTAAAAGTGTATACCAGCTTATTAAAATCGGCCTCTAACTCATACTGATGGCGAACTTCGGTCTCCTCGAATTTTTTATCCACGAAGGCATAACGAATAAACTTTATTTTTTTCGACTTTTTACAGAGGATATCTTCCGGAAATACGACTATCTTTTTCTCAATATTCTCATATTTCGCATACTGACTATTCTTCATTTCCCGTAATCGATGGTTCTCTTTTTCCAACTGCTCAATCCGCGTCTTATCTGCGTTTATTTCAATTGTTTTCTTTTCAACATTCGCCTTTAACTTGTCGCGCGTTTTATTAACAATATCGAAAAAGTTTATTCCCTCCATATTTTCCATACCGGCTCCCATTGGGGGCATCTGCGTGAATGTGTGTATCGAAAACTTAATATCGGCCCCTCCGAGAATATCATCAAATGAACCCATAAAAGGGTTCCCCGATTGCTCAGCGAAAAAGTCATTGATGAAACTGTTAATGTCCTTATTTTCGAAGAATGAATTGAACATTGTAAATGGGTCAAAATTACCTCCGATTGATGTTGGTATTCCTAAATCATAGTTTCTCCTCTTAATTGGGTCGCCTAATACAGAGTAAGCCTCGGAAATCTTTTTAAATTCGGCTTCGGCCTTCTCTTTTTCTCCATCTGGATTTTTGTCCGGATGATACTTCATCGCCAATTTTTTGTAGGCCTTCTTGATTTCTTCTTCATTTGCGTCTTTTGTTATTCCGAGAACGGTATAATAATTGGTTGATGGGGGCATAATCTAATTTATATATTAAATTTTAAGTCTTAATTTTACGAGGCGCTTTCGGAGTATTCTCGTGATATATATGTATCAAATTATAGACAAACGCCTCTAAATGGATGACCTCTTTATTCCCGCAATATGATGTCCGATTAAAATAGCAGGCGTAATCGAGTATCCTCTCTTTCTTTTGCTCCGGAACATTCTTATCTTTTGTAATAATATCCATAAAAACGTTGATGACTTCGTTATATGTGAAGTGATATACGTATAAATCATATAGCGCATTCCGGATTTCTTCTAAAAATGCGTCTCCAATTCGCGTTTTAGAAATTATCTTCAAATATAGGCTCTCAATAAATTTCCGGAAACTATTATCTAATGAATCCATTGATGAAAGAGAAAAATTATAGAATACTGCGATATTTTTTAGGAAACTGTTGAAACTGTAATCGAAACATCCGGTCTTTATCTTTTCTATTTCATCTATATTGGTTTGGAATTCTGGGAACGCATTGAAAAAATCTACATAAAATTGCTTGGAAGGATTCTGGATGTGGAATGGGATAATAATGTTCAAAAATGATTTTGGGATTTTATTTGGGTTCTGAGAAACGCATATGAAATTTGCGCTATCCTCATTTACTTTTATAAGATGAAATAGCGCCTGAAATGCGATATCTCCCAATTTATCAATATTCCAGATGATAATATTTTTTTTGTATCCAGTTGCAATATTATTCATTGAGGATACCTCATTGATATACTCACTGATAATATAGCGGTCATTTATTCCATACTCGGATGGGTTGATTTCTATACAATTCTTCGACAGTTTCACATTGAAATTGACTTTTGTATTTAATTTGTGTTCGTAGTTTGATTTAATATTTTTGTCTTCTGGATATAGTAATGAAAACAGTTTATCGATATATAGTTGAGATAAATAGGAATTTTGCGAATTAATAATAATCGGGCAGAATGATTTAGTTTCCAGATTATTGAATTTTAGGAAGCGCTCAAACTCGGCTTTGATGAGAGTATTATAAAAATATGTTTTTATTTTGTCTGGGATAACGTATTCCATTGTTAGTTATATTAAAGCTGGATATTTCTAAACCATTTTTTACGTAAAACGGCTTAAAAGAATAACTATTATATTATATAAAAATGAACTCGTGGATTAAGAAAGAGAATAAAGATAAAGAAAGAGACAGGGAAAAAACAAGGAACAATTGGAGGAAACACGACGATGGACGTAATAATAGGAATAGTAAGGCGGAATTTACGGAAGTTCGTCCGAAACCTGCGTCGGGAGTTGCGTCCGTTGTTGTTGGTGGGATGAATGTTGAGAAATTTTATGAAGAGATGAAGAAATCATCATTTTCTTGGTTGGAAAATTCTCTTATTTAGGAGAAGTCGTTCGTTTTTCAATTAAAGAAATATTACTATTAATAAATATGTTTGGAACAAGTGCTACTGAAAAAACAATTTCAACTGATGCTTTGAATGGAATGATTTATGTTTCAGATGAGGTAGAATTTGGAACAGTTATTTTTTCTACAAAGGATTGGATTCAGCCATCAGATGAAAAGGAGATTGTGAGAACAACATCATTTATTGCGAATGTAATTACGAAGGCTCTTCTAAAATCGCAAAAAATTAAGGAGAATAAATTTGATGTTTTAGTTTATTTGGAAAACTTCAAAATAAAACAGATTAATTATCAGTTTGTAAAATATTTAGCGGATATTCTTAAACAGCTATTTCCGGAGAAATTAAGGAAGGCTGTATTAATTGACCCTCCGTCAGTATTTATACATAGCTACGAGATAGTAAAGAAGTTCATGGATAAGCCGACTCGTGCTAAAATGAGTTTGATATCGACGAAAGAGAATCGCATTTTATATGATGATAATATGGATGATTAAAAAATATTGTTATATAATATGGAACTTACAACTATATTAATTATTGGAATAGTAATCACATTAATAATTGCTGTATTAAGTATTATTATAGGATTCGTCGCATTAAATAAAGGAACATCAAATAATCAGAATAGTGTTTCAAAAAAAGACTTTCATGAATTTAAAGAGTCAATTGGGAGAGTTATTTCTTCACAGGCGCAGTCTATGAATACTGGGACGCGAGGTCTCCAAGGACCACGGGGTCCAGCTGGTCCTCAGGGACCCCCTGGAATGAGTTATTCTGCGGGTGGGCAGTTATTGAATATGGCTACGAAGACAGTTGCTACTCCGACTGCGGGTAAGGGCCTACAATCGATTGTATATTTGGACAATAAGAATAATTCTCCAATGCAGTATTGGTTTTTAGAAAATAATCCAGATGGAACAGTTAGTGTTAAAAATAAATATTCAAATCGATGCTTAAATACAGATGGTGGAGATAATGTTTTTAGTGATGTTTGTCGGGGAAATAATAATAATCAAAAATTCATTTGGAATTCTCAGATGCAGTTAGTATCCAGTGGTCAAAATGGGAAATGTATGAGTATTCAGAATTTTACACGTAATAGTGGAAACTCTACTAATAATTTGGACCCGACGACTGGTCAGGCCCTACAAAATACGAATAATGGAAATGTTCGTCGAATCGCATTAGATACTTGTTCGGCTTCACTTAATCCGAATCAGACGTGGTTTGTTGGTAATTAGTTGTTTTCGTAAAAAATGAAATATATTATTTCTAATATCTTTTATTATTAAAACTGACAATGAAAATCAAAATGAAACCGACTGAGACCGATGGTAAGCGGACCTTCGAAAAAAATTTAGACGAAATTATGGAAAGGTTAGAAGGTCTGAATATGAAGAAGAATACTTTATTTCCAGAAGAGTATGATGATATTGATTCAGAGTCGGATTGTTCAGATTATGATGAGGCTTTACACGACGGAGAAGCAGAATATCTATATACTTTATCTGTTATATCATTGGTGAAAAAATCGATTGCGTATTTGAAGCGGACGACGACACCATTAAATGTGGCTTGTAAGATGAAAATAAGGCGTTTCTTTAAGAAATTCTACAATAAGATGCGAATTTATTCGAAAGCGGTGGCATTCGATCCGGACCATCCGGCATACCACGATTTGAATGAATGTCAGAGAGGTCTGTTTATAGAGATTTGTGATTATCATCATCAATTATATACGATTCTTTCTACAAAGTATCGGAAAACAAATTTTCTGAAAGCGGAGTTGATTAGTATTTATACACTTATACAAAAATATTTGGAGTCAATTCGGGAGTTTATTGACAACATCGTTGAATAAGGTTAAAAATTGAAAATAAAAAGTTTAATATATTATAAAACAAAAAGATGTCTTATAATTTCACTGAATTATCTCGGAAACTGACGAAGCAACTAAGCAAAGAGGAGAAAAAAGAATATGGTATATTTCTCACTCCATTGACAACTATTCAAAAAAACATTGAGTTTTTGAGTCCTTATATAAAAAATGGGATGTCGGTATTAGAGCCGTCGTGTGGGTCGTGTCATTTCATATTTTCGTTATTGGAAAAATATGAATTGAATATAACTGGTGTTGAATTCAATAAAAAAATATTTGATTCCATCGCAAAATATGAAACCGAAAAAGTTCGATTGTATAATCGCGATTTTATAAAATTCGGGGAATTAGATACTTATGACCTGATTATTGGTAATCCTCCATATTTCGTTATGAAAAAGACGGATGTTCCTTCAATGTATCACAAATATTTTGATGGGCGACCGAATATTTTCATTATTTTCATAATAAAATCGCTACATCTTCTAAAAAAAGATGGGATTCTTAGTTTAGTATTACCGAAGAGTTTCTTGAATTGTCTGTATTATAACAAGACGCGCAAATACATCATTGAGAACTATAAAATACTGACTATAATTGAATGCGCCGATGAATATCTCGATACGAAACAGGAGACTATTATTTTAATTGTTCAAAATAAGAAGGATGTTTGTGGAAATTCGGAATTCGTGTTAAATTATGAGGGAAATTATATTTTGGGGAATCGGGTAATTATTGATAAATTGCGGGATTTATATGCTGGTTCGACGACGCTTTCTCAAATTGGCTGCCGAGTTTTTGTGGGGACTGTCGTGTGGAACCAGAATAAGGCGATATTAACGAATGATGCGACGAAGACGCGCCTCATATATAGTTCTGATATAAAGGATAATGAGTTAGTATTACAAAAATACGCGAATAAGGAGAAGAAGAACTATATTGATAAAGAGGGATGTAATGAGCCAGTTTTAGTAATTAATCGGGGATACGGTGTCGGTAATTACAAATTTGATTATTGTTTAATTGAAGGCGGATTCGAATATTTGATAGAGAATCATCTTATCTGTGTAAAATGTGATTTGGGAAATGAAGACGCGGTTGCGATGTATGAGAGGATTATTAGCTCATTGGAGAATCCGAAGACGATTGAATTTATAAAATTGTATTTTGGAAATAACGCGATTAATACGACGGAACTGGCACATATTGTTCCTTTTTTTATTTAGAAAATTATGCGAATAATGCGAAAAGATATATGAATAAAATTCTTATTCATATATTTGTTTTTGTAAAATAATCTAAATCTGGGTCTTTTTGGAGTCTAATCACTTTTTCTCTTTTTGGAGGGATATTTGAAACGCAGGAAATGCGATTCCGTTTCCATTTTTCCATCGCAACAATATACTTATTTTTTTGTTTGTAGTTGTTTTTGCTATATATGAAGTTTTCGTTTTTATATATGATTCAATTTGATGCTGAATACTTTCCTCAAAATGAAATTCATTATCTTTATACATCATATATATTTTCTTATCTTGTATTTTCTTCAAATATTCATTCATTTTTTCAATATCCAATTCAGATTGTTCAATAAATTTTTGAATGCTTTCTTTTGATTTTTTAATGAGTTCATTGTAAAAAGAAATATCGTCTTTATTTCCTGTATATCGACTACTATTTTTACAACCTTTATAGTATTTTTCTTGAAATTCTTTCATACATTTTGGGTCAGGATAATGTATTTTTTGGAGATATTCCTCTTCTGATGGAATTTCCATGTTGAATTTCTTTGATATTGGTATGAGATAATTATTATAGTAATGCGATTCGTATGAATTTGATAGATATTGACTCGGTTTCATTGGAGAAACAAATTGCGGTATTGAATCTTGCGACGATGAATTAAACTTGAATTCAATTTTGAACTGATGTTTTTTGTTCAATATAATCTCAAAATCATGTTTAAAATTTCGACCGCCTTTATGAACGCATTTTACATCAATTATTTGTTCATCCGGTAGTAATTTTTCCAAATATTTATCAGTTGCTTCTTTTAGTCGCTTCCATCGTAATGAAAATATATAATATTCCGGTGGAATTTTGGAGTTGTAAATTGCTCCAATTATGTATTCGCGAATATGATTCATTTCATTATTGCTTCTTCGAATTGATATGACAAATGCCGATATTGAATCAAATTGTATAGTTAAGTCATTGTATTTTATATTTGGTAAATTACGTCTGTTTTCTTGTAAAAATGAAATTGTATTTCCCATGTTTTATTGTTGTAATAATTTGAAAAAATAATATTCATTTTTTTAATTAAAAAACTACTCGTTTTTATCGCAATTTTATAATAAATTAATAATTTATGACAACAACAAGAATCGCATTAATTACTGGTATAACTGGACAAGACGGCTCTTATTTAGCGGAATTTTTGCTCGAAAAGAATTATATTGTCTGGGGTATCGTTCGGAAGAGTTCAAGCATTAACACGCGAAGAATTGACCATCTCTATTCAAACAAGAATCTTATCCTAAGATACGGTGATTTGTCTGATTCTGCGAATATATTACATATTCTTTCCGAAATTAAGAATACTTATCCAGAAATGAGCCGTCTGGAAATCTATAATTTAGGCGCGATGAGCCATGTGAAAGTCAGTTTTGAAATGCCTGAATATACCGGTAATATTGATGGTCTTGGGGTTTTGAGGCTTTTGGAAGCAATCCGCTCCACTGGCCTACAAGAGAAGACCCGCTATTATCAAGCATCCACCAGCGAACTATACGGTAAAGTCCAAGAGACCCCCCAAACGGAGAAGACCCCATTTTATCCAAGAAGCCCATACGGCGTCGCGAAATTATACGGTTTCTGGATTGTCAAGAACTATCGCGAAAGTTATGGTATGTATGCGACGAATGGAATCCTATTCAACCACGAGAGCCCGCGTCGAGGAGAAACTTTCGTTACTCGCAAAATTACACGGGGTCTCGGGATGATTTTGCGGGGAGAGCGGGACAGGTTAGTCATGGGTAATCTGGACTCTTTTCGCGACTGGGGACATTCGAGGGATTATGTTAGGGGTATGTGGATGATTTTACAGAATGAGAGGGCTGACGATTATGTTTTGAGCACAAATGAATATCACAGTGTCCGCGAATTCATTGAGCTCTCATTTGGAATGCGGGGGTTTGATATTAAATGGAGGGGGGATGGATTGGATGAAGTGGGGTATGATGCTAAAACGGGGAGGGAACTCATTTTTGTAAGCGCGACCTATTTTCGTCCGGCGGAAGTGGATATGTTATTGGGGGATTCAACAAAGGCGCGAACGGAGTTGGGATGGAAGCCGGAATGTAGTTTTATTGATTTAGTAAGAGAAATGGTTGATGCGGACTGTCCGCCAATTCAAGGAAAATAAAAATAATATATAAACTCTCACGAATATAAATTATATAAATATAAATCATGTGTATATATTTAATTCCACAGCATGGGTTATGTAATCGGTTGAGTTGGATATGTGGATTTTATTCATATTGTAGAGCAATCTCACATAAATGTCCAAATAAGGAGTGTATATGCTATATAAGATGGAGTCCTGTTCCTGCTTGTAATGGACATTTCTTAGAGATTTTTAAGGCGTTCAAACACTCAAAATTTGTTAATACTGATAGAGAAGTTCCGAGGGGAGTAAAGAGATATTCTGGCCAACACAGCGTCCCAAATGTTTATTCAAAAATATTGAAAGTTGATATTATAACACCCGAGGTTGAATGTGAGATTTTTGGATTGCTCAAATTTAATGATGAAGTTAGAAAAATAAGCCGTGAATTTATTGAGAAATATTTTAATAAGAATAATACGATTGGGCTTCATGTTCGTAGAACGGACCACGTCGGATTGGCGAAGGGGCGCGGGAATTATACAAATGATGATTATTTTTTTAAAGTTATTGAAGATGAAATTAAAAAAGATGATGGTGTTGTATTTTTCTTATCGACGGATAACAGAAATACACAAGATATGTTTTTGAATAGGTATCCTCAAAACGTTATTGTTTATAAGAAGATTGAAAAGTTGGAGAATAGTTTCCGTCATACGAGTTTATTTGATACTGGTATTGATATGAGCCTTTTGACTTATTGTAAGCGAGTGGAGGGGTCATTTCATTCATCGTTCAGTCGCATAGCGGTTATGTTGAATTTGAACCGGCGAAAAGAAATAGAGAAGGCTACCGAAGAATTGGATCGATATGTTTTCCACAGCGCCCCTTTTTCCCGCTAAACGCGGGTAAAGGTGCGAACCCCCAAAAAATACAATTTTTCCAAATAAACGCGGGTAAAGGTGCGAACCCCCAAAAAATACAATTTTTCCAAATAAACGCGGGTAAAGGTGCGAACCCCCAAAAAATACAATTTTTCCAAATAAACGCGGGTAAAGGTGCGAACAGATTAAAACTTTAAGTTTTAATCTCTTGAGTTTAAATGACAAAGTCATTTACACTGAACCCCCAAAAACTCTCCTTTTTTCTGATTCGAAGAATCAGTAAAAGTGCTTAGACCCCAAAAAAAGACCCATAATCTGACTGTGTTATAAAAAGTATGAATCTGTGTCTTTTTGAATCTGTATCTTTTAGATTAGTCAGTATAAATATTTTCAAATATAAAAAATTGAAGATTCAAATAAAAATTATAATTTTTCCAGTTCTCGAAGCGTGTCCTCAACGGAATCTACTTTATGACCAATTACCGATGCGTGATGTAATAGATGATAATCATTACCATCTGTTTCATATTTATCGCCGAAGTAGTGTATTTCATCATATTCGTCGCGAATACAATCCACCACTTGGACCTTATCAAACTCCTTTGGATACAACCCAATTCCGACCATTCCACCTTCCGAAATAACAACATCGTCCAAAATTCCAATCTGTTGCGCGGTCTCTTTAAGAGTCGCAATCAGTTCCTTACGATAATTGCGTGAGCGGTCCAGTTCAATGAAGACGGACCGCTCCTCATGCGTAGCTGTCATACCAATTAGTGAAATATATATTATTCCACTTCGCAAATCCACGAAATTTCCAGTCAGCGTATAATCGACCTGCGATAAATAATAGAGCGCCTTTTTAATGAGGACGTTTATTTTTATATAAAGTGCGTGTTCGCGAATGTTTTTGAAATGTATGAGTTTGAGTTCTGGTCCTCTATGATATACGCAACCACATTCCGTCATATAATGATTCATTTCTAAATCTCCCAACTGGGAAAGCGCTTTGTCCAGCTTTCCACCTCCGACAATTCCAACGTCCCAACCTTCGGCCACTTTCTTTCGGATGGCAGTCTTCATTTCGGGCCCGACTGACTTGCTTGATTCTGCGATGGTTCCATCAATATCGAATAGAAGGACGCGCTTCATTTCTTATGTTTTAATTGTTGAATTAAATTTAAAAATTTTGACGCGTTCAGATGTATTTTTCAAAATAGCTGGAATAATATGAAAATTCGCAGATTTTATATATAATGTGTTATAATATTTGGTTGTATAAACGGATTTTATTTTTGTAAAAATTGATGGTTAAAATAATAATATTTATATGATTTAATAAACATCTTCTGTAAAAAATGGGTAATTCCAATAGCAAAATACAACAAACCGAAAAATCAAAAGAAAATTCTGGGATTAAACAGAAATGTTTAAACTGTTCCAGCAATCATGATACTAAGGCTTACTTGATTGAATTGTTGATAACAAGATCGGTATTATTCTTCGGATTTAGATGGTCATGGAAACATATGATGACAATCCTCAACAGTAAATTAAGGTTTGAGTGTCTCATTC